TGCCTGCGCATCGGTGATCATGTCGCCGTGAACGCAGTAGCCGAACGCCAACACCAACTGATCGAACACGCTGCACGCCGGCATGGCATACACCGCATCGATGGTCACACCTTGCCGCTGCGCAAGCAGCGGCACGAGTGCAAGCAAAGGCGCGATGCGCGGCAACTGCGCCGGAGCGCGGATGCCGATCACGGCCTGGAGTTCGGCGAGGGTCACGTTAGCTCCAGGGAATCTCAGCCGTGGCGCCGAATGGGATGATTGCTGCGTTCGCGGAGTCGCGCTTGAGGGCCGTCAGCGTGATGCTGAAGTTCTGCGGCTCGCTCGCGTTGATCCACTGCGACGTGCCGTTGCCAACGACGGTGCAGTAAGGGGCAACGAAGTTGAGCGGAGTCCCCTGCGCCGACTGGCCGTCGAAGCGGGCGAAATACTCCACGTCATCGGACTGCGGCTTGAGTCGCTGCAGGGTATCCGCGGACTTGGTGTAGACGGCCGTGAAGCTCAGGTAGTAGCCGGCCGGCATGCGCGAAATCGCGATGTTGATGTCGGTCGTGGAATCGCCGGAAAGTTCGACCGACGCCGGGTTGAGGCTTACGGAGTATTCACCGGAGTCGACAAGCAGCGGACCCAGGTGCTTGATCGTCGCGGTGCCATCCGAAGCCGTTGCGCCGGCAGTCGGGAACGTCGGGGCGGATGCGCCAGTGGTCCCGGCAACTGTGTAGACATATGCCTCGGTCGTGTTGCTGACCACCTTACCCACCGCGACAGCCGTCGAAGTGGCGTGAGCAGTAGCCACAATGGTCAGGGACGTAAACGCCGAGATTGCGCGCAAGCCTTCCGGATTGGCGGCGGTGTAGCCGAGCGCCCACGATGCGCCTCGGGTCGCGCCGCGCAGAACGTCGTCAGTAACGGAGCCCGCGGAAATGGTGCGCTCTTCAACGTCCAGCCCCATGAACAGCGCGAAATTCGCGAGCGTCATGCTCTCGACCGTCGCGGTGATCGTGTTCTTCTCCGAAACCGTGAACGTGGCATCGGTCTGAAACGTGCCCGAGCGCGCCTCCTGATGGTCCGAGGTTTCCACCTCGCGACTCAGCTCGATGGACGGGACGTTGCCGGGATCGTAGAACCCGAGCGGGCCGGTGGCGTCGCGCACTGCAAGCCGCAGCACGCCGCCGCCTTTCACATAGTTCGACTTCTTGTTGACTGCGGGGAAAGCCATTGCATTGCTCCTTGGTTACGGTGCGCGTGCGGGATTTCCCCACGCCTCGATGTAGTTGCAGATGATTCGCGTGCGAACGCCGATCACGCCCTTTACTGGAACGTCCGCGATGAACTCGGCGCCCAGGTGTTCGACGCCGCAGATAACGCCCGCAGCATCGGAGAGGGCTCCGCTTGCGGTTGAAAGCGCCTTGCGCGTATCGGCCTTGATGGCCTGGTACTGGATGGACTCCCGGCCAGGATCGGCCACGGTGAACGTGTCTACGTTCAGTTGCTGGCGTACCTGAATACGGCCAGACGCCTTGGTTACTGGCCCGCCGTTGTAGCCGGTCAAATCCTCGCGGCCCTCGTAGACAAGGGTTTGCCAGTACAGATCATCGGCATCCAGTCCAACTGCCACGGGAGACCGGCGAACCAGCGCGCCGGATTCGGTAGACCATCCGCTGCCAGTTCGGATTGCCTCCATCAGAAGCGCCGCGGCTTCGATCGCTCGCTCGCCAAGGCTTGCGGTCATGAGTCACTCCGAACCGGCGCCACAAACCACCACGACATGCTGTCGTCGACCTCGCCAGTTGGCGCGACCAGCCGCCATGTGCGCCCGTCGTCACCGATCACACGGCCGTTCTCGACGGGCGTCACTTCGCCCAGCATCAGGCCGATCTGGCGCTCGCGGACCAACACGCGGGCGCCCGTCTCGCCGACGTCGGCGAATTGGGTGTCGTCGTAGAAGTAGGTGATTGCGGTCTCGTCGCCATCGGGGCTGCGGTAGGTGCCGGTGTCGGCCATGCCGTTGTCGGCAAGGTCCGCCATGCACGCGGCGTCGAACTCGGCGAATGCGGCGCGTTGTGACATGGCGGTCCTGAAAATGAGAAAGGCCCGCGGGTGCGGGCCTTGGGGTGGTGCTTAGGTGGTTACGCTCAGGTCGTGGTGCCCTGGAGCAAGACGCGCGGACGGGTGCAATAGGAAAGCGCGTTGCTCTGCGATTCCATTTCAATCCGCTTGCCGTTCTGCGACATCCACTGCTTAGCGTAGCGCGGCAGGCCAAGGGTGTTGACCGTCTCGACGTAATCGGCCGGGGCGTAGACGGTGCGGAACAGGCCGGGGACGCCAAGCGGGAACAGGTGCACGCTGTCATCCGCGATGAACGGGGTACTGCCGTTCTTACCGCGGTAGGCCATGAACACGATGCCGCCGAATTCAAAGGCGCCGTACATCTTCTGCCCGTTCGGCATGATGTAGCCCTCGCGCAGAACCTGCGCCATCGGCGTGCCCTTGTAACTGTTGCGCACTTCGATATTGGCGAGCAGCGACTTGAAGAAGTTCTTGCCGCAGAACGCGCCCAGCATGCCGGACGACGGCAGGCCGCCAAGCTCGTCATGCGCAGCAATTACCGCATCGCCGCAAACGCCGCGGACCGCGCCAGTGTCGCTCGCGCCATCAAGATCGAAGTCGATTTCGGAGATTTGCGACACACCGAACTCGGTAAACAGGTTGTAGAGCATCGAGCCGTCGGCGTTCAGGATGATTCCCTTGACGGCGCCAACGCGCTGATATTCAAGCGTCGGATCGAGCACGTTGGTAACGGCCTCAGACAGCCGCTGATTCACCAGCCCCTGTACGGACTGAACCTCAGTCTCGGAGCCGAATGCGCGGACGCCCTGCACCTCGTCGGCGTTGATGGCGTCGTCATGCTGGTAGTGCGGGACCAGGAGCGAGCGAACGGTTCGCTTGTCCTTGGCCTTGGTTTCGCCGTTTCCACCGCGGGCGGTCGGGTTCAGCAGTTTGAGTGTGCCGTCCACCTGCTCGACCATAATCGACGTGGTGGAAACGCCGCGCTCATTCCACTGGATGGCCTGACCGGCGAGGCCGGGGGTGAAGGGGATTGCGTTGATAGCGTCGGTGAGCGAGATGACGCCGAAAGCGTCCTGCTCAAAAACATTCAAGGAAGGCATTTGGCGTATCTCCAAAGGTCAGAAATGAAGAAGGCCCGCACTTGGCGGGCCTTCGGGTTCAGCGGTTTGGCCGGATGGCCGATCAGTGCAGCGTGACGCCCTTGGCCGCCAACTGCGCGGTTGCGGTTGCCTTGGCGGCGGTGCCGATGGTCGGCCACACCAGTTCGTTCGCATTCAGCGAGGTGTTGCGCACGGTGACGACACAGGGCTTGTCGGCGCTGGTCGCATCCACTGCGGCATAGAGCACGCCGGCCGCGACGTGCGAGCCGTTGTAGGTGGTCGGCGCGAGGATGGTGAACTTGTCCGAGCCGGCCGCGGGCTTCGCCACGACGATGTTGTAGTAATCGCCGGACGTCATCGTGCCGCCGTTGGCGATGGTGAAATTGACGTGGGTGCTGGTGTACGCGGTCGCCACCTGACCGCGCCGCAACTTCGTCCCATCCGGCGCGATGACCTCGAACTCACCGGTCGCCGAGGTGGCAAGCAACTGGATTCGATACGCGCCGTTCTGCGCATCCGGACCCAGGGAGATTGCGGACATCAGGCCGGTGCCGGTGCCGATGATTGCCGGGGTGCCGCTGGCAGTCACGGTCAGCGCGTAGGAATCGCCGATGGTCATCGTCCCGGCAGACGAGATCAGGAAGCTCGCGTGCGTGCTCACGTAAGCGGTTCCGACGGCGCCATTCGGGAGCACCGTGCCATCCGGCGCCGTGACCGAGAAGGCGGCCGTGGCGCTGGTGGCCAGCAGGGTGATGGTGTAGAAGCCGACCTGCACGTCGGGTCCGAACGTGAGCGCGGTCATCGCGCCGGTTCCGGTTCCGACGATGGTCGGGATCGGGCCGGCCGCCTGTACCTTGGTGATGCGACCGAGAACGGTGCCGGCGGCCAGGTCTTGGCCGGTAATCAGGGTGCCGTTCTCACGGCCGCGGTTGCCATCGGGCTCCGACAGAATGTGCCCGCCGGCATGGGTGGTTTCGGTGAGTGCCATTTGAGTCTCCTAGCCCTCTGCGGGCATAAATGAAAAGCCCGCTCAAGGCGGGCTTGGTGCGGCGCTTGGTAGCGCGTCAGGTGCGGCCGGCTCGCCGGTCGTAGACGGTTTCCGCGCGGGTCTTGCCGGTGCCTGCCGGCTTGCCCTGCGGGTGATTCGTAACGATCTCCGGCCCATCCTCAGACTTCGCAGCAATCAGCTGCGCGCGGGCGGTTTCGAGATCAGTGTTCTTGGTGACGTAGTCGGCGGCCACATCGGGAAGGCCGGCAGCGGCGCAGATGTCAGCAAGCGCCTTGGCGTGGGCGATGCGCGCGGCTGCGGTGTCGGGGGTGACGCCTGCGGATGGCGCGAGTAGCGCCATGGCCAGCGCAGGAGTGAGTCCGGATGCGCTGATTGCGTCGGCGACTTCTGCGCGAGCCATCTTGGCAAGGTCTTCTGCGGACAGTGCAGCCGCGATGCCCGCGACAGCCTCATCCCATCCGGCCTTGGTTGACGGGAGTCCGCCGATGCTGATCGTCAGTTTGTCGCCCGGCTTGAGCGCATCGAAATCGCTAATGCTTGCGGCGCTCGCATCCTCGCCATCATCCGCTGGCACATCTTCCGGCTCCGGCATGACCGCGCCGACCGATTCAATCGTGCCGATGGCGTCGCCCAATCCGGCGGCAATCGCAGACGGCCCGAACAGGCAGCCAGCCTGCAAGCCGCGCACGGCGTCCGCGTCGATGCCGCGATTGCGCGCGACCGTCTCCACGAAGATGTCGGCGAGGCGATTCACCTCGACCTGCATCTCGCTGCGGGCGCCATCGCTCAGCGGCGCCGTGCTGTCGAAGTCCGCTTTCTTGGCGCCGCTGACGATCGTCGTCACGGTGTAGCCGATGCGGTCCAGTGCGCGCGAAATGTCGACGTGCTGGCAGCGCACGCCGATTGATCCGAGTCCGCCAGATCGCGGGATGACGATGCGGTCAGCGGCCGATGCGATCGCGTAGGCCGCGGAGTACGCGGAGTCATTCGCGACTGCGGTGATCGGCTTCGTTCCGCGCGCCGCATAGATCTTGTCGGAAAGTTCGAAGCACCCGGTCACGGTGCCGCCGGGGCTGTCGATCAGCAGCACGATCTGAGTCACGCCGGCATCGGCAAGCAGCATGTCGAACGCGGCGCCGATCACATCGTAGGCGCTGCCGCCATACCACCAAGACTCGATCCCGAAGCGGGCGAACAACGGGCCCTCGATCGACAGCACGCCGATTCCGTTGTTGACGCTGATCAGATGCTCGGGCTTGCTGCCGTGCGGAGCGATTTCGCCATCTTCGCGGTACGCGCCACGGTCCGGCATGGCCTGCGCCGTGGCAATCAGAGCGTCCAGTGCGCTGGCCTGCATCAGCATCGGACGGTTGGCGATACAGGCAAGGGCCTGCGCCGGCGTGATCGACTGACCGCGCCGGAATAGCTTTGAGAAGATGCCCATTACGGCTCCTGAGTAGTGACCTGCATCGGCGCCGGAGCGCCAGACGCAATGCGGCCGTCCGATGTGTAGACCAACCCGAGCGCATCGGCCCGAGCGTTGTCCGCCGCTTGCTCGGCGTCGATCTCGCTCGGATCTTCACCGCGGCGAAGAACCAGTTTCGAGCGGCTGGTGAGTCCGGCTGCAATCGCCTTTTCATCGGCGGTCACATCTTGGACCGGGTGCGAATACGGCCATCCTTCCGGCATCCAAAGGGTCTCGCGATACCAGCCGGCGCGCGTCGCGTAGTCGGGAGCGATCAGCGCGCCAGCGAGCACAGCAGCGTCCCACCACGCATTGCGGATGCGCTGGCAGAACTGCGGAATCATGTAGAGCCAGAGATCCATCTCGATCAGGCGATGGAACTCCAGCAAGATCAGTTTCAGCGCGCGGTCGCTGACTCCAGCCAGGTCGCCGGTCAGCACCTCGTAGGGCACGCCAACGCGCGCGGCGAATGCCAGCAAGTTGAACCGCATGAACTGCGGGTAGTCGCTGCCAGCGTTCGGCGGGTCGCTGAATACCGGCTCCACGCCATCCGGTAGCTCTACCATCGTGCCAGGCTCAAGGCCAGCAATCGGCGTGTCGTCGGTATCGGTGTCGACCTGCGTCTCGCCGAGCACGGTATCGCTGCCGCCCTTCGTGCGCTTGAGGAATCCAGCAAAAAGGTTGCCGACCTTGACGCGCTCGATTGTCGAATCGTTGATCCGGTCCAGGTTGTAGGCATGCGCCGCGACGCCGGCCAGATCCGGCACGCCGCGCAACTGACCAGCGCGCAGCGGGCGGTACAGGTGGATGATCTGATCGGCCGGGATGCGCCGGAGTTGCGTCGCATCAATGCTGCCGGTGAAGGTGTCGCCGGGGTGCGCGCCGTACATCCAGTACGCAACGCGGCGCCCGATCGGGCTGAGTTCGATTCCCTCGCGGATGACGTTGCCGTTGCTTGCCGTCGCGTAGTAGCTCCGCGGGCATTGCTCGGACTCGATCATCTGCAACTGTAGTGGGACGGCCAGGC